TGATGAAGTTGAAGATGAAGAAGATCTTGAAGAAGATTCTTTCGATTTAGATTCAATTATCGCAGAACTTGAAAATGAATTGACCGGTGAAGAAGGTGACGACGAAGAATCCGAAGAGGAAGAAGCAGTTGAAGAACAATCTGATTCATCAGAATTGGGTATTAAAGGTGACGAACACATAAACATTGCTGACAGTGATGACGAAGAATTACCAGACGATACCGAAGTTCAAAATGCTGAAGTTGGAAACGAAGACGATGAAATGCCAAAAGTTGCAGACATTGACGAAGAAATTGATTTAGAAATCGTTGATGAAGAAGCAGATGCTGGTGACGAGTCCGATGAACCAACTGCAACAGAGTCTGATGAAGAACTTGCTTTTCCAACAAACGAGTCCGAAGAAGAAACTGATAGTGAAGACGATTCATCTGATGAAGATGAAGAAATTAATCTTGAAGAAATTCTTAAGGAACTTGAAGACGAATCGTTAGAAGACGAAGAAGAATCTGATTCGGAAATTGAGGAATTAAAGGCAACAAACACTAAGCTTCAAAAAGAAAACGAAGAATACCGCAAGGTCTACAAATATTTGCGTGGTAAGTTGAACGAAGTTAATCTTCTTAATGCTAAATTGCTTTACACAAACAAATTGTTTAAGGCACATGTATTGACAGAAGATCAAAAACTTAAAGTAGTAGAAAGTTTTGACCTTACGAAGAATGTTCGTGAAGCAAAACTCGTTTACGCAACATTGGGTGAGTCCTTCAGAGCAACAACTTCTATTAAGACTGAGGTGAAATCGGCAACTCCGAAAGCACCGAAGGTAGAAAAGAAGTCACTAACCGAAGGAATGGCATCTAAAGCAATCAAATCAACAAAACCATCCAAGCAGATCTTATCGGAAGGCAATGACCTTGCAAACCGGTTCAAGAAACTTGCAGGAATTGTTTGATAAAATAATCACAAATTAAAAAGGAAAAATATACAATGAGCGAAATTAGTAAATTGTTAAGTGAAAGTCAGAATCCTCAGGCTAGACTCATGGCAGAAACCCGTGGTCTTGTTTCCAAGTGGGAAAAAACTGGACTTTTAGAAGGTATCTCAAGTGATACCGAAAAGAGTGGTATGTCCATTCTTTTAGAAAACCAAGCAAAGCAGTTGATCGATGAAGCATCACGCACCGGTACAGGTGGGGGTAACGAAGAATGGAGTGGAGTAGCACTTCCTCTCGTTCGCCGTGTGTTCGCAGAAATCGCATCAAAGGAATTCGTTTCCGTGCAACCAATGAATCTTCCATCCGGATTGATTTTCTACTTAGACTTTAAGTATGGAACAAATCAATCACTTCAAGGAAAAGACGGAAGTCTTTTCGGTGGATCATCAGACGCAAAACTCGGTTCAACCGACAAAGCAGAAGGTGGTCTTTACGGAACAGGTCGTCATGGTTACTCAATCAACGACAAATCTGTTTCAGTAACAGTTGCCGGTGGTAAGTTCGCACTTCCAACAGGTGCAGACGCAGAAGGTGTACGTGCATTCAAACTTGATGCAGTTGACGCAAACGGTGATCCAGCAGTTGTAACAGGTGTATCAGGTTCTGACGCACTTACAACCGCAGTTGACGGTGCAGCTGATCTTGCATACCATGTTCAAACAACCGCAGAAAACCGTGGTGATTTTGAAGATAATCTCGGTGCATCTGATGCTTCCGATACAGGACTTCAAAAGGACATCGGTATTCCTGAAGTTAACTTGGAACTCAAAAGTGAACCAATCGTTGCAAAGACACGTAAGTTGAAAGCAGTTTGGACACCTGAGTTGGCACAAGACTTAAACGCATACCATAGCATTGACGCAGAAGCAGAATTGACTTCTCTTCTTTCCGAGTACGTTTCAATGGAAATTGATTTGGAAATTCTTGATATGCTTATCGTGAACGCACATACAGACGGAGGTAACTTCGATGCAGGTGCTGACCTTGCTGGTGGTGAGACTCAAGGAACAATGTTCCAAAAGCTCGGCACAAAGATTCAAAAGGTGAGTAACACAATTCATCAATTGACTCTTCGTGGTGGTGCAAACTTCTTGGTTTGTTCTCCACAAGTAGCAACTGTTCTTGAAAGTATCCCAGGTTATGCAGCTGACACAGACGGAAATCAGTCTCAGTTCGCAATGGGTGTTTCCAAGGTTGGTGCATTGAACAACCGTTTCCAAGTCTACAAGAACCCATACATGACAAGTGGTGACGTTCTTATCGGATTCCGTGGAACAAACTTCCTTGAAACTGGTGCAGTTTATGCTCCGTAC